ACAGGAAACGCAAAACGTCAGATGTGCTCCATGGGCGCCTACGTCATTATATGGCCGGACAAGATACGGTTTAACACAAAGACGGGAGAAGCTGAAGACCTCACATCGACATGGACATCCTCGGGAAGTGTTTCGTTTCAGATGTGCAAAATCGACGGTTCAACCATCTCTCCCACCGTATCATCCACAGCCCCATCAAACCCGTCACCGGGTCAGTATTGGATTGACACATCCACAACACCGAACGCGCTCAAAACATGGTCGCAGTCCCAGGGACAATGGTTGCCGGTAGCAACATCATACACAAAGATATCCGCGCCAAACATCGGGCGAGACTTTGAAAAGATGGACGTCGTGAAGATCTCAGGTGTAACAGGAACCTATGCGAGCACATTCAACACGGACATGTGCATCTGGGATAAATCAAACGACTCAATCATCGTCACAGCACTGATCAATCAGACCTTTACGAAGACGGGAATAACAATCAAACGTGAACCGCCCGACCTCGATTACATCTGCGAGCACGGCAACAGAATATGGGGATGTAGCTCACAGAATCATGAAATCTATGCGTGCAAGTTAGGCGATCCGAAAAACTGGAGATCATACCTGGGGACAACAGAGGACTCCTACACGGCTACGGTAGGAACAGACGGGGACTTCACGGGATGCGCAGAGCAAGGCGGGACCGTGGTATTTTTCAAGGAAACCCACATCCACAAATTGTACGGAAACTACCCGTCAAACTATCAGATCGAAGCGAAGCCGGAACGTGGATGTCAAAAAGGATGTGCATCCAGTATCAAGCTGATCAACGGGTTATTGATATACAAAGCCGTAGACGGCGTGTGCATCTACGAAGGATCATTTCCAAGACTTTTATCGAGCAATCTCGGCAGGGAACGATACAAAGACGCCACGGCCGGCGTATGGAACGACAAGTATTACATTGTAATGACAAATGAAGCCACAAACGTGAGAAGTCTTTTCGTATACGACATAAAAGCAAACATCTGGCACATCGAAGACACACAAATCGACTTTGACTTCTTCATCAACCACAAAAACAGATTGATGTTTTATGATGGGACAAGGATCCTTGCTGAGGACCGAAACACAAAAATAGGAGATACCACCTATTCGCAGGACGGCAGTACCTTGTCATGGATGTGGGAGTCAGGAATCATAGGACTCGACTCGCCGGCCACGAAGTACATCTCGCAGCTTGTGATACGGATGTCGATGGAATTAGGTTCGACATTAAACATAGAGCTCGAATACGACTCCTCGGGAGAATGGGAGAAAAAAGGAAGCATCGAGAACAACTATGAGATATCAAGAAGAAACACACAGGGCTATACAAAGCTTCGGTCAATAGAGCTTCCGATCATCCCAAGGAGATGTGACCACATGCGAATCCGCCTCTCCGGGAATGGAATGACCACGATATTCTCGATATCGAAACGGATCGAGCAGGGAGGATTGATATGAGCGTCGTTTTGCAGTACACCTATCAAAACTCGAAAGACATGTCAGAGCTAAACCGACAGATCTACGACCTGGCAGAGCGGACGAAATCAAAGTTTCTAGAATGTGCAGACAAAGAAACGACAGACGAAATCTCTTTGAAAGTCCAGCAAGAGGGCGACCTTGCCGCACAAAGATACGCTCAACTCACGCTAAAAACCACGGACAGTGAAGCAAAACTTTCTCTTCTGGCGACATACGACCTGGCACACGCATCCGTCACCGTATCGGCTGCATTGGTAAATGGTATCGAGCAATCGAATATCACCTTGGAGGGTGACCAGATCTACCTCAAAGGCGACACGATCATCGGAAACGGGTTCAAGCTGACAGGCGATCACATCGTAGCGAACACCATTACGGCAACACAGATCAAAACCGCAACCATCACAGCGAATGAAATCGCAGGAAATACCATCACGGCGGCAGAAATAAAGTCGGGTACCATCACAGCGAATGAAATCGCAGGAAATACCATCACGGCGGCAGAAATAAAGTCGGGTACCATCACAGCGAATGAAATCGCATCGCACACCATCACGGCAGCGGAGATCTCGACAAGCTATGTATACGCCGGAAGCATCAGTGCAGACCAGATCACATCCGGATATATCTCGGCTTCAAGGATAGGGGCTGGTAATCTTGACATAGGCAGTAGTACGCTCACAATAGGCGGAGTCGTGATAGGGACAATCGCGAATTCTCTCTCGGTGCCGAATCTAGTAACACCAGGAGAAACATACCTCCAAGGAGGGACAAGAATTATAGCCGGAACAAGCTCACTCGAGCCAAACGCGGTTATATTTGACGCAAACGACGAAGTCCTGCGGACATCTGCTTCATCACGAAGATGGAAACACGATATCAAACCGATTGAAGACAACGATCTGGATCCCAAAAGGCTTTTCGAAATACCCGTTGTGCAGTTTAAGTATAACGACGGATATTTGCGAAAAGAAGACCAAAGATACGGAAAAAGTGTACCTGGGTTCATCGCGGAGGACGTGAACGAAATATACCCGATCGCGTGTGACCTCGACAAAGAAGGAAAGCCGCGTGACTGGAACATGCGATACATCATACCGCCTATGCTATCACTTATACAAGACCTCAACAAAAGAGTAAAATGTCTGGAGGATAAACAATGAACGAAATCACGAAGGAGCAATTCATGATAAACGAGCTGGCGAAACAGATCGCCGCTTTAGAAACAGCCCTGGCAGAAAAAGAGTTTTATATCCGTGTGATGGATCAGAAAATAAAGGAACTGGAAGGTAAGGAGGAAAACGATGGCGAAGAAGAAAATTAAAACCAAGGCGTACCTGGAGAGCGCGGCGGCTTCTGCGAACGCATACGCGAACGGTGCCAAAGGTGGCCCATTAGGTATGATCGGGACAGCCTTAGCAGGGATCGTGCGGGCAGCGGCACAAAACCAAGCAAACACACAAGCGCAGACACCGACAGCACCGACAACAACCTCGCCGGTCGCACCGACAACACCGGTAACGCCCACACCGGTAACACCAACACCGGTAACGCCGGTGGAGTCCACCTATCAGCCAACGTATGTACCGATCACACCAACCGTGATTGACCCATATTCTGAATCGCAGGAAGTCATTGATGCAAGGGAGCGATTCAACAAGTATCTGAACGGCGAAGGAAAGCCGACTTATACATCAAAATACAACGACACCATCGCAAAACTCGCAGACGAGATCGCGAATAGAAAAGATTTCTCCTATGACTTCAACGCCGATCCCTTGTATCAAAACTACAAGGATCAGTACACAAGACAGGCCACGCTCGCGAACCAAAACGCCGTAGGGCAGGCAGCGGCGCTCACAGGAGGGTATGGAAACTCATACGCCACCACGGCTGGCGCACTTGCCTATCAGGACCAGATGTCAAAATTAAACGACGTTATTCCACAGTTATACGAAGCGGCCTACAACAAATATCAGAACGATATCGCCGGGAGACGCGCCGACCTCACCATGTATCAGGGATTGGAAGACACCGACTACGGAAGATATCGCGACTCTATGGCCGACTACAACGCAGACAGAGACTTCTACGGGAACGACTACTACAACAAGTCGAACATGGACTACAGTAGATACCGCGACAAGGTAGGCGATGCTCAATGGAATGATTCTTTCCGTCAGAGCGAAAACCAGTACGGCTACGGCTACAATTCCGACCAGTACTGGAACAACAAAAACTTCGACTATCAGAAGTCAGTCGACGACAGAAACTTCAACTATCAGAAAGAGCAGGATGACAGAAACTTCAACTACCAAAAAGAGCAGGATGAATACCAGAGATTTATCAACGACAGGGATTTTAACTACAATCGAGAGCTCGACGATAGAAACTACGCATATCAGCTCGAAAGAGACGCTGTAGCAGACAAGCAGCAGCGTTTTGACAACAGAATGACAAAGAAAGAGTTCAACCTGAACAAAAAAATTCAAAACTACAACATGAGTTTAAAAGGTAAAGCCTCCGGCTCGTCCGGTGGATCCGGAGGCGGCTACAGATCATCCGGAAGCAGATCGAGCGGATCAAGTGGATCGGTCGTCACAAAAGACCAGGTAGGCATTTATAGAAATAAGAGCTTCACGGCGCTTCGAGGCGGAAATACAAAAGCGCAGGCGGAAGTAGCGTGGAACTCGCTTAACCCGGGCGGAAACGGAGTAGAGCCTGGATCGTTGGCTAAACAGTATAATCTGACGGAAGATCAGTCTATGAGACTATACTACGATGTGCTGGGATACAAAGACGCGCCGAGCGAGGGATACGAGAAGAAAGACGACGGCCTTACGGTGAGAGAACACGCATCCGACGCATACGACAAGCTTGAAAAGAAAGCCCAGAAGCTACGCGACAAGGGACATACGATATTTACCTATTCAAGCTTCGTAGCAAATATGCCGTCTGACGCAAGCCTGAGGCAATACAAGTCATACGAAGATTATTTGCGGGCGATGATCAAGAAATACAAATAATAGGAGGAACTATGAGCCGCAGAACATTTAGTGACTTTAACAAAGAGCATAGCAAAGTACACGAAAGAAGCCTGAAGCATCAGGCAACAATGTATAAACAGAGGGCTGATAGAGATAGAAAAGAGGGGCACATAGCGAGCGACCTTGAAATAGCCGGGAGGAACCGGGACCTTTTCGAACTGTCGCAAAGCGCCGCCGAACTTCGGCAAAACTCAAACAAGAAGTCGCAGGCTTACAAGCAGGCGGCTTCCCTTTTGAAAAGCGCCGTAAATTCGGAAAACCGATATCGTACGGATATGTCAAGAAACATCCAAAGAAGACAGCAGCAGGAAGCACCGCGAGACATTACCGGACAGAACTCGTACTATAACCGGATGCAGAATATGGCGAACCAGCGGGCGGTAACACAAAATCAGACAGCCCTGGAACAGCAGAGAAGACAGCAGGCAGAGCAGGACGCCTTTATAAGAAAGTACGGGGATCTCAACACTATGTCGGCAGACGAGCTGAGGAACCGTATCAAGAATCTGGAACAGAGAAAGCTTGACAACCAGGCACGCCGGGCGACGGACGGGGTAAGTGCTCAGTCAACAAACCTGGGGAACTCTCCTTCTCTTCCGTCCGGATTGATCAACGAACAGAAACGAGCTGAACAGCAGGTACAGAGACTCACGCCGGCACAAAGGGAACACCTAGACCGCGACGACGCTTTCGCTGACGATTTCCTGAAGGTTTACAAGAAAGCCCTCCCGGATGCCATAAGACGGGACGAGGAAAAGAAACTCACGCTTGCGGACAAGAAAAAGCTTTGGTCGGCAGCGGATGTCCTAAGAAAGGACGTACAGACAGAAGGTGGTCAGATCCTCGGTGCCGAAGGAAAAATCGAAGCAAACAAACAGGCGCGCGACTCAGTGGAATATCTGAAGAAGCGCGGAGTAGATGTCGACTACCTCCTGGAGTCATATTCGACTCAGCTCGACAACGAGGAAGCCGAGAAAAACGCCGCCGCCATGAAAGAATGGGCGAGCGAAAGCTGGATAAATGGTGCGATCGCATCAGTAGGAACCGCTCTCGCATCTCCTTTCACGGGACTCACGAGCGCGGCAGAAGACATTCGTCACGCCATAAGAAACACCGGGTCCGACAAGCCGGTGGCAATCAACCAGAAGAACAGAGGGCTATCAAACTACACACAGGCCATAAGGGAGGGCGTGAGTGAAAATATCAAAAACCCCGTCTGGAACTTTATATACAACGCCGGTATGAGTGCAGCAGACTCCGCGGCCGCGCTGGCGGCAGGCGGGCTGGTCGGCGCGGGCGGAATAGGATCAAAGCTTGCAACTCGCATAACACAGTCGGCGATGTCGGTAGGAGCTGCCGATCAGACGTACAACGAAGCTATCGAAAGAGGTATCGATCCGATGAATGCCATGGCAACTGCCATCACAGCAGGCGTCACCGAGTGGGTAACGGAAAAATACTCCATCGACGGCTTGAAATCAATGGCGCTGAAACGCCCGGATTCTTTGAGAAACCTCGTTATGAACATCGGACGGCAGATGGTGACGGAAGGATCCGAAGAAGCCGCATCGGATGTTCTAAACACCATCGCCGACAATATCATCAATGGAAAGAAGTCGCAATTCGAACAGAATGTAAAGGAATACAAAAACCAGGGGCTTACTTCCGAGCAGGCGCGTAAAGCAGCTATGATGGACTGGCTGGGGAACACAGCATACGACGCGGCGGCCGGCGCTTTCTCCGGTGCGCTTATGGGCGTGGGCGCCCAGGGTGCAAGCTTCAAACAGACCAGAAGCAATATATCAGACTATGGTGTGAGTATAGCAAAGGCCGGGGAGATATCGTCGGTTATTGATTATGCCAAGAAATTCTCAGGATTAGAGAAGCAGGCCGGGAAAGCCGACACGGATCTGAAGGTAGGACAGCTTGCGGAAGCTGTCGAGAAGAAGGTAAACGATAGAATCAGTAAAGCTGAAACCGTGGAAGAGCTGGAAGAAGCCTATGAGGACCTGAAAAAGGACGCACCAGACACGGTGGGAATACAGATAGACACGGCCGTAAGGAATAAGGCGATAGAATTATCGGATACCGCAGAAGAAGAGAAAAGAGACGCCGCTGAGCGCCTTGTTGAGACTTCTACGGATTCTCTTATTGAGCGGTCAAACCGGATGGACGAAAAGATCACGGAGGAAAACGATGAAGCCAACAATGAACAAAATCGAAGAGAAACTGTATTTTCTGAAGCTTCACAGAAGGAACAGACGGATAACGCGCCGGTTCGTGAAGTTGAAACGGAAAGAATCGACGGGCAAGAGGTAGAGAAGGTCGAGCCGAAGATCACCGGCAACCAGCAGGCAACCCTCATTCACTCAAACGAACCGGTACACATTGAAGGATTCGTACAGACCGGCGTAGATGATGTGAAAGTCAAGATCGACGGGGAGACGGACGCTGTATCGCTCTCCGAGCTGAAGTTTGACTCGCCTTTCGTAGAGAAGATGTATAAATCCGCAGCTACTCTGGATGATGCCGCGGCCGCGTCAGCCATGATATCAAACTTCGACGGGAAACAAAATATCTCCGTCTACTTTGAGAACTTTGAAAAAGCATATAACTTCGGTACCGTAGGGCTGGACCTTGATACCGTGATGAAGAAGACGCCTTTCGCAATTCCTAAGAACCTTGTAGAACTGGCATACGACCTAGGATACAATCACCAGCAGGAAACCCACGAAGAACCATTAAGAGTCAACCGGATGGGCGAAGGAACCGCCGCGGATATTCGCGACGAGATTGTAAAAGGCGACGGCTACGGAGATATCGATAAGGCCCTGGCGAAAAAGCTGGGAGTCGATATCAAATTGGTGGATATCGCTGAGGACACGAACGGAGAGAAGAACGACAAGATCAACGGATATCTGGATATCAAAAACGGTCAGATGGTATTCTCCGATGCGGCAGAGTCGAAGCTGGGAGTCCGCGTACATGAGTCTATGGAGTTTGTCGAGGCGGTTACGCCGAAAGCATACAAACAGATGATGACTACCCTGCTTGACTATATGGCAGAAGAATCCAATCTGAATACCGTCTATGGTATGGTTATGAACTACCGGGATAAGTACCGGGAAGCAGAAGGATCCAAAACCTTCGAGGAAGCCCTGGGAGAGTTTATGAACGACGCTATCTCCGGCGTATTTATGAATGAGCAGGGCGCCGAGGACTTTATCGCGTGGCTTCACGCGAAGGACCTTACCGAGACGGAGGAAATGTCTATCCTTCAGACGATAGTTAAGATGATCAAAAGCCTGGTTGAAAAGCTTAAGGCTTCCTTAGATTATCTCACACCGGCCCAGAAGACCACGGCCAAGATGCAGATTAAGACGCAGGAGAAAATCGAAAAGATGTTTATGGATGCCGTGGACGACGCATCCAAAGTCTACAGAGGCGAAGCCCTGGAAGCAGATCAGACGGAAGGACAGATGGCCGCAAGCCGCGCGCACGCACTGAAGGTAGGAACAGACACTTCAGAGAAAGCGCTGGAAGAAAACAAGAATAAAGTATCGAAGATGGATCCGGTAGTCAGTATTGATGGGATGAGGATCCGGGAGTACGGAGAGAAAAAACGGGATCAGATAATAAATTATTTTGATTCGATAGGAAACGAAGCAAAGAGCAGATACGGGGATGTATCACTAGGGAGAAACAGCGCGAAAAGCATAGTAGGACATAACCCGAACTTTGTAAAGATGGCAGCAATACCGGCGATAAAAGAAGCCCTGGAAAATGGATATCTGTGTCAGTATTTGGAAAATTACGACGCGGAGGGAGTAGATAGAGGGCTGATAGTGGCACCGGTAACCATCAACAATATTGAAAAAAGCGGCGAATACCTAATAGGGGTATCCGTTAAGTTTACGCCGTCAAACAACAAAATGTATATCCACGAGCTGATATTGATAGATAAAAACGGAGAATCAGTAGGCGCTGTGGCGAACGCGGCCCCAAAGGCTTCGCGTACTACTGACTCTCCATCTATAATCAGTGTACTACTTGACATATACAATGTCAAGAAGAAAAATGCAGGAGTAAGCAGAAAGAACTCTATAAAAATCGATTCGGAGGGCCACGAGCTGACAGACGAACAGCAAGCTTTCTTTGCTGATTCCAAAATCCGAGACGGAGAAGGAAGGCTTCGCGTAGTATATCACGGGACGAACAACACAGAGTTTAACATTTTCGACGCAGACCGCATTGGATCCGCCAGCGGAGACGACGGCTTCTTCGGGAAAGGCTTCTACTTTGCATATTCAAGGGGCGAGGCGTCGTACTACGGATCAAAGAGAATCATTTCGGCATACATAAATGTAAAGAATCCATTCAATTTTGAAACGGAGCTTGGAGAATATAACGGCGAAAGCTCAAAATATGGCGGGCACGCTTCGGACGCAGTGCGTCTTATGAATCTCGCAGAGAAGTTTCCGGACCTGGCGAAGGGTGTCACTGTATCGGTGGCAAAGCAGGGAAGCAACGATATTGTAGAGATAAGTACCGACGACTTCGCGAAAGAGTTCAAAAAAGCGATCGAAAACAAGGAGTTTACCTTCAGGACAGAGAAGAATCAAAGAGGGGACGAGATAACGATTGCAGAAGCGGATCCAAAGGAAATAGAGTACGAGTATGACGGGAAAAAGCAAACGGAAAAGTATTACGAGTTCGAAGAGAGCTTTTCCGGGAAACCTTCGCCTATTGATGTTGCATACGCATATTTAAGAAAAAGCGTGTATTCGTTTATCAATATGCAGGACTTCACAAAGGCGGTGGTTCTGGATAATAGCGAAGCGTTTACAAACGCGCTGAAGGAGAAAGGCTATGACGGAACGATCCAGTCAGAAGACGGAGACGAAGTAGTAGCTTTCTATCCAGAACAGATCAAGAGCGTAGAAAACAAGACACCGACCGAGGATCCGGATATTCGGTATTCTCTGGCTGATACCAAAGAGACGGCAGATCTTATCAAAGAGAACGAACACCTTAAGGCAGCGGTTGAAAACCTTGAAAAAGAGTTTGAGCTGACAGGAGGAACCATCCCGGATGCGAAAAAGATCCAGACGGCAGCGGGGCGTATCCTGCGGAAGTATAACTCGAAGTTTGACAAACAGACACTCGTAGAGAATATTACGAATGTATATAAGTACCTCAGGGAGGATGGCGCCGACTTCGAAGAAGCGACGAAGGTTATGTCAGAAATCGCCAAGGGAGTCCTGGAGAAATCCGAGAATGTGGATACCACTATGGCGGATGCCTACAAGGAGCTGAGGGATCAGATCCGAAACGAAGGGGTAACTTTATCTGAGAAGCAGAAAGAAGAGGTAGCCTATACTCACGGATCCTACGGACAGTACCGGAAGAACAACTTCGGACGGATGAAGCTTCGCAAGAGCGGCACAACACTTGACCAGCAGTGGCAGGAGTGGTCCTCACAGTATCCGGAACTCTTCCCGGCAGATACCAACGAAGCAGATATGCCGGTAGTCCTGGAAGGGATCCTGGATGCGCTGAAGCCTCAGGTTGAAACACTAAACGGAGAGACCATAGACCAGATGGCGTATGGCGTGGCTATGGAAATCTATTCCGAGCTTTCCAAGGTACCGCCGAAAGAGACCTTCGCGGATCAGAAGGAAAAAGAGAAACACGAAGCTATGATGAAGGTCTATGAAACGATGGAAGACCTCGTAGAAGCATACAGAAAAGACAACAAAGCCACCAATGACGAAGAGGTAGCAGAAGCCCTGGAAGAGGTAAAGAAAGAAAAAGCAAAGAGACAAGCAAGAATCTTCAGTGAGATCCAGGGGCTTCAGGAAGCAAAGAAGACAGCGAAGAATCCGAAGACGCTTGCTGAGTACAAGAAAGCAATCGAGAAGAAGGAAAACGAGATTAAGCGGATCCGGGCGACAAACGATAAGAAGATAGCAGAAGTCCGGGCAAAATACCAGGGACAGAGATTGAAGCAGGCCGATCAGAGGCGTATGACAGAGACGAAAGACAAAATCCGGAAGCTTCACCAGCGATTCCGCCAGATGATCATTAAACCGAGTGAGTCTATGTATGTACCGCAGGGGCTTATGAACGCTGCTATTGAGTGTTGCGAGCTTGTCAATCTGGGGGCCAAGGAAGGAACGCAGCTTTTCAAGGCCCTGGATGATGCGCGCCGGGAGTTTGCAAGAATCAAAAACGATACCGAAAATTATGGTATCGATGATTTCGATCCAAGGATCGAGGGGGACCTTGACCACCTTTCGTTATTGATGCGAGAGAAGGGGGAGGATTTTTCGATCTACGATCTGACGGCTGGCGAGCTGCAGGAAGTCTACGATTGTATGTCCGAGATTTACGAGTCAATCAGACTTTCAACAAAATTGATACGAGAGGAAGGGGAAAAGGATGTACGGCGCGCCGGAAGGCGGGTGATCGAGGATCTCGACGCGGCCAAAGGCGTAAAGAATAACTTTATCTCAAAGAAGCTCAACAGTATATCAACCTCATTCCTTAATTCCTTCAGGGAGTTTAGACGCCTGGGAGGGTACAACGACAACTCAGAATTGATGGAAATGTGGAACGAGTTGAACGAGGGCCAGCGCAAAATGTACGATATCCAGATGGAGGGCGAGGATCTCCTGGGAGAAGTCACAGCCCGGAAGGATATGGAAAAGCTTATGAACGAGCTGGACGACAAGAAGGGCCTAGTGAAAGTGCCACTCAGATTCGAGTCCGGAAACGCGCCGGTATATGTAACAAAGGGTATGAGGCTGGCACTTATCCTTCACGGCGAGTCCTACTCGAACCTTCGCCACATGATGAAGGGCGGCGTGATGATTCCGGCTGAAATGGAAAAGTACAAGAAACACAAGAAGGAAGCCTACGAAAAAACAAGAAAAGTAGTCGGTATCGACGAGGCAACCCTGGCTCAGATGCGAGCGGAGTTATCGCCGGAGGAAAAGGAAATCCTTCGCGTTATGAGAGACTTCTTCCATAACTGGACCGGCAAACATGTTAATCAGACTTCTCTGGATCTGTACGGATTCAAGAAAGCCCGCGTAGAAAACTACTATCCTATCAGCGTAGATAAAGACTTTGTCACGACTGATATCTCAGCGCTGAAGTTTGATAAAACCATCGAGGGCGCCGGCTTCCTCAAAGAGCGCGTCGTTTCAACGAAGCCGATTATCCTGGAGTCCGTCATAGACACAGCCCAAAGATCACTCAACGCGGTATCGATGTTCTCTGGCCTTGCGGTTCCTATCAGGAACTTCAACAAGATTATGAATGTCACAACCTATAAACCGACCGAGTCCGAAGGAACTTTACCGGGAGACGAGACGGTATGGACCGTAGATACCTCAGTTAAAAAGAAAATGCGCGAGGTATGGGGAGACCGGGCGCTGAAGTTTATCGACGATATGATCGCGGATCTCCAGCAGGGACGAAAAGGAGAACCGACACTGTACGACAAATTACGCGGTAACTATGCCGGCGCCGTCCTGACGGCGAACGCTTCAGTAATTATCAAGCAGACTTCCGCTTACCCGACTTGCGCTGCGATAACCGGATGGAGTCCGACGATCAAGGCTATGTTTAGGGGCGGGAAAAATAACTGGATGCTATCAAGGGCGGATCAAGACTTGATAGCGAAGTACACGCCGATTTATTGGGTGAGGAACAAAGGCAACTCTACACGAGAGCTGGCAGAGATCCGGGAGACCGGCGCAATTATCAACAAGATTCCTCCGGCACGCTTCGTAAAAGATGCCATCCAAAAGGTTGATATGGCTATGGTGGGACGGTTCTGGTATGCAGCTCAGTATTATGTAGACAAGCAGCGCCCGGACCTAAAGAAGAACAAAGAAAACAACCCGGACGCATACTATACCGAGGTAGCAAAGGTATTCGACCGGACCGTAGGCGAAACACAGTCTACCAACATGACGCTGCAGAACGCGGACATTATGAGAAGCCAGAACGCGGCGGCGAAGATGATCACGATGTTTATGGGTCAGGGCCTCCAAAACTTCGGTATTGTCTATGATAACTTTAACAATATGCTCGCGAAAGGAAAGCAGGTAAAGGAAGGAAGAGCAACCAAGGAAGACCTGAAGAAAGCAAGAAAAGACTTTGCAAACGCGCTTTCTTCCCAGCTCGTGAGTGCGGCGGTATTCGCTGGCCTTGCTATCGTGGCCCGCGGACTTCTCCACAGAATGAACCCGTACCGGGACGACAAAGAGGAAATCACAGCAGAGGGGATCTTTTGGAAGTGGCTCGACGATATGGGCGACAACATTATCGGATCTGTTCCTCTGGGAAGCTTCGTATATGAATGGTCGATGGCCCTGGCTGCCGGCGAACGCCCGTACGGACAAAGTGATATCGTTCTTCAGGCTATATCAGATCTGGAAAAGTCCACAGCGGATCTTTTCAAGGCGATAGGAAAAGGCAAGGGCATATTCGACGCCGTCATCGAAGTCGGTAATGATGGATCCAAGCTTTTTGGAGTGCCGATGGAAAATGTGGTGAATCTATTCAACGCAACGGTAAATCATGTGAAAGATATCACAGGCGGCAAAGGCTTCCTCTCCTACTCGTCAGATCAGAAGAACGCGCCGGTGAACACCCTGGGTAAATACCTGGTTGAGTCTATCGAGGCCGGAGATAAGGCAGCGGCAGAAAAATACACCGAAGCCATTATCGATCTCGGAAAGAATGAAGACGATGTAAATACCGTGATTGCAAAGCAACTGAAGGAAAGAGAAGATGTAATCGAAGCAGCCAAGATAAAGACAACCGATACCGAGCGTTACGCTAAAATCAAGATGGATCTCATAGCGAAGGGATATCCGGAGGCGGCGTTTGAAAAAGCTGTGAAATCACTTATCACGGCAGGAAACAAAAAGCCGAAAGAAAAGCAGGATCCGGAAGAGATAAAAGAAAGGCTCAGCGAAAGCGGATCCCTTTATGAGGCAGTGCAGCGGGTAGAACCGAAGCAGGCAGAGTATAGCGGGAACGACCTGGTAGAATCCGTCGCGAAAGGTGATCAGAAGAATATTGATGCCATAGTGAAAGCTATCGTAGACGACAAAGTAAAGATCTACGGTAAAGAAGAAGGACCGAAGAAGGCCGGGACATCTATCAAGACAGCACTCACGAAAGCTTTCAAGTATCAGTATAACGAAGGGAACGCATCCGAGAAGCAGAAGGTTATGAAGCTTCTTCAGAAGGTAAAGATTGACGGCGCGCCTCTGTATGATCAGGAGACTTTTCAAAAGTGGTACAAAGAAAGTCAAAAATAATCGGAAATTAGGGGAGATTTTATTCTCCCCTTTTCGTATAATTAAGAAAAACCTCAGGAGGGATACAATATGTCCGGTTGGGAATATATTTTAGCAGGAATGGGAACCATATTCGCGTCGACGGGTTTCTGGACTCTTATCAACAGGATCCTCGACAAAAGATCAAACAGCCGTATGATGGTGCTGGGCCTGACCTATTTAGGTATCAAAATGAGCTGCAAGGCCATACTGGATAGAGGCTATGTGCAGATGGAAGAGCTGGAAGATCTCGAAAAATACCTATACGAACCATATAAACGGATGGGCGGGAACGGAACCGCCGAAGCTATGTTGATGAAGATTAAACAGTTACCAAACAAACCACCAAAGGAGGTAGATCAATGAGAGACTGGAAACAGTGGTTCAAAGCAGCAGGAATCCGCGCGATCAAGACAATGGCGCAGACGGCAGTAGGTGTGATCGGGGCAGCGGCGCTGATCACGGACGTGAACTGGTGGGTGGTACTATCAGCTTCTATCCTGTCGGGAATCGTGTCACTTCTCACGAGCATCGCAGGACTTCCGGAGCTGCAAACAATTGAGGTAAATTACATCACCTCAGAAAAGGAAGGAGAAAACGATGATATTTAACTACAAACGGAAGGCGAAGCAGATTAGTTTCAGAAACCGCTCTTCAAGCGATCCTCTGCGCGTCCTTTATGTCGTTATCCACAACACAGGGAATGACCGGGACAGCTCAAAGAACAACGCGGACTTCTTTGCGACCGGAAACACACGGAGCGCAGGCGCGCACATATTCATCGACCAGAGCGGAAAGTCAGCTCTTTCCATCCCTCTGAAGTATGCGGCCTACCACTGCGGGGGAGCAAGGCAGGGATATGAAACAGGAAGTGGAGCATATTACGAGAAATGCACAAATGACAACTCGATCGGGATTGAGCTCTGTGACATCATGTCCAGGAAACCATCGGCGGCCATGATCGCAAAGACAAAGAAGGTGATCAAGTACATCCGAAAGAAATATCCCAACGCTCAGACGATCATCAGGCATTGGGATGTAACCGGAAAAGACTGTCCCAACAGATTCAAAGGGGATGCAAATATGGAATGGAAAACATTCGTAAACCAGATTAGTTGAAATTCATTTTTCTTTTCTCCTTTCTTTATGAAAATGGGAGTCGCCAAGGCGGCTCTCATTTTATTATATATCATATCACAGCCCGTGTGAGTGTCACACAAAATGTCACATTTAGTGTGACAAAAACCGACAAAAAAGTACAGATGTTCGAGAACACTTGTTCTTTTTGAGGAAAAATAAAAACCCCGCAAGCCACGAAAAATAGCGGCTTTGCGGAGGTTTCAAGAGGTATGAGGCATCGGGGACTCGAACCCCGGACAACTTGATTAAAAGACAACTTAACTTTTACGCATTTAAGCGCCTTTCCGCGTCCGGTGTCACACCCATTTTTTCGAACATACATTTGGCGGCTTGTTTTAAGGTCTCATTATCCTGGTGTGTATAGATGTTTGCCGTCGTTTGTATGTTAGAATGTCCCATCAATGCTGAAGCGGCCCGAAGGTCTACACCCATCTTCTGAAGATCGGTACAATAGGTATGCCGGAGTATGTATGGCGTGAAGTCCTCGGAAAGAGGGAACGGCGGAACCAGCTGATTCCTATACACCCGACAACCCATTGATAGATTGATCTCCCGCTTCAGCGAATTAACAGCTTTCCGGTACGAAGCATCTGTATATTTATTCCCTTCTGTATTGGTGGCCACATAATCAAAAGGCCCTACATCCTTGATCTTCTGATAGAGGATATCCGGCAGCGGCACCATACGATCAGACTTCTTCGTCTTGGTACCACGGATGTGAAGACAGCGTAAATCATCAACCATCGTTATATCCATCCCCTGGACGCCCATAGCTTCTGCAGGCCGGCACCCGCAGTAAAGCATTAAGAGAAACAGATTGTACCTAGGATCCGTATCACACACCTTCAGAAAATGGATCCGTTCTTTCTCAGTGAGTGATCTCCTGGTATTCTCATAACCGGTGGGCCGTATCAAGTGTGCCGCCGGCGATTCCAAGATTATATGATTCTCCACGGCCTTATCGAAGATAAAGCATAATTCCTGGTGAACCTTCGTTATATGACTTTTCGACATACCGCTCATAGAGTTTAGGATCTCCTGGCACATTAAAGGCTTGACAGACTTCATCTGCATATTGCCTATTCGCGATAGGATATACTTTCCTATTCTCCATTCCATCTGGCGCCGGTACTCATACGAGATATTCGGCTTGTAAACATCCAAGCACCGACTTACCCATTTAGACACAAGCATACCGCCACCGATAGTGACCTTACCTTCCTCCAGGTCGCGAAGCTTGTTGATCTTCTTTTCTATCGCTTCTTCTTCCGTGTGGGCGCGGACAACATACCGGCGCCCTTCGAAAGTGAAGGTCTTCGTAACTTCATACTTCATGTGATCCCCTCCCAAAAAAGGCGAGTAGCCGTAGCCACTCGCCTTCACGGTCGAAGCAATAAGATGGGCGGCGTATCCATCATCTCAGGTACCCTTTCGGGTGCGTCGGGAGCCTTTCCGACCTTTACTGCTTCAAAGTGACTGTATTATAACAAACGATTCGAGTAATTTGTCAAGAGCGGCCGTTATTCTGTTGATCTCTTCTCTTCCATTGTGACATCAATCCATCTATATGTTCAAAGAGGCTGTCTTTAATTGTTGCCCACATAGGATCGAGAATGAAATCGATCCCCTCTCTTCTTGCGAGCTTCGCAGCTGGAACAAAGTCAGAATCCCCTGCTATAAGAATAATCTGATCTACTTGTTTTTTGAGAGCAAGAGATGTTATGTCGATTCCGATCTTCATATCAACGCCCTTCTGACTAAATGATATTCTAAAATCATTTTCTGTCAGATCGTCAACAGTTATTGCTCCGGAACATAGCCCTCTAGTTACATCTGGATTGAGCTGAAAGCACGCGAATTCGTCTGATAATTCACCAAATCTCAGAGCGACCTTCCGTTGCTTTTTCAATTCTTCGAAAAAAGAGTTTGCCCAGAGATATGTATCGGAATGGCCAAAGTCAATGCCTCGTTTGAGAAGCGGGTGAAATACGGTCTTGCTAAGTGGCGGGCAATCATAATAAAAAATCCGGTATAGGGAACGGTCGGCATACTCTTGTTCGTGGCGTAAATGCGCCTGACAATAAGCCATAAGCTCTTGAGCGCGTCTTTCCGGAGTTTTCTTTCCCCATAGATAGGCAGCTCTTTTCCGATAAAACCCGCCATCGACCATAATTGCTGTTTTCATAATTTCCTCCTAAAACGAGTAAGACTTCATGTTTCGGCACAGCCCTTATCAATGGGCGGTCTAATACATGAAGTCTATTGATTGGACTTTAGTATAATACAGACCGTCCTCGTTTGTCAATGATATTTTTTATCCATCTTCAGCTCACATCGTTTTCCATCGCTTTCCATCGTGTTCCAGATTGAAACATCTCTAAGGTTTGTCAATATGAAAGCCTGTTCGACTCTAAAACACAACATACACAATATTCCTTATCCTGCCTCTGATTCTCTCATTTCTTCCCCCACATCCAATAATTTCCTTACTGAAGCTTGTGTCCCAGGATCCGCCGCGCGATATCCGATGATAAGGGATCGTTCGGTAGGCGTGAGCGTGATATCGGCAGCGGGCGCCGGTTCGTTTATGAGATCTGAACGCGCGCAACCGAAGATCTGGCACATCTTGTCGACCTTATCCATACGTGGCGTCTTGATCCCGCTACACCAATTATGAACGGAAGTCGTCCCGACGCCGAGCCTTTTTGCAAGCTCAACCTGGGTTATACCGTGAAGTCCCATATAATATTGAAGCCGACGCGAGAAAACCTCGTTAAACTTCTTTTCCGACATAGCACTCACCCCCTTTGCAAGTACAATATAGCACACTTAAAAACATTTTGCAAGAAAAAGTTTCACTTTAAGTGTTGACATTTCACTTTAAGTGTGGTATGGTATAGAAAACAAAGCAAAGGAGGTGCCGATTATGACAGACGCTTCATTTAGAATCGGACTGGCAGCGGCCAGAGTAAATGCAGGACTTTCACAAGCTGAAGTCGCCGAAAAACTACATGTCAGCAACAAAACAGTGTGTAATTGGGAGAACGGGAAAGCGATACCATCCTTCGCAACCGTAAACAGTTTGTCTGATATGTATAAGATTCCGGTAGACTTTATTTTTATACCCGAAAAAGCCACTTAAAGTGAATATCTCCACTTAAAAGCGACCGCATCACTACCAACTATACCTACATATAGAAATCATCCAGGGAAATAACCCAGGAAACAAAATGCCGCGGCCGTTGCTCGGACCGCGACACTTCCTGCCCCTCACTCAAACTCGCGCATAGAACAAATACCATGGATAGTTCCTCCGGGAGCAACACCGGAGCATTTCACGCGAGAAACACAGATTACGCTGGCGTAACGCTTATGTAAAATCATAAGACCGTCCGTATTTTACAGAGTGCGGCGGAGGGTACATGTGAGAAAAAGCTTTTCTCATACGCATCACCACCTCGTCCAGGGCGCCTGGGTTATTTCCCGGGATGATTTCAGAATAACACGGAAGAGACCATTTTTCAATACCTATAATCATCCTGGGCGGGTAGCCCAGATTGCCATAATATATAAAGTTTTACCCGGACCTTGCCCGTCCGGGATGGTTATAGGATAGGGGAACACATAAAAGGAGGGATTCACTATGAGGAAACCACAGTCTATTTTGCACGACGGGGAGTGCTGCTATCTTTGCGGCCGGAACGGCTGCGGGGATCCGCTCGACTGGCACCACGTTTTCGGAGGGGCAAACAGAAAGTTTTCGGAGAAGTACGGGTTAAAGGTACGACTCTGCCACTCCAGATGCCATGTATTCGGAGCGGAATCCGTGCACGGAAACCCGGATCTGAATGCCGAGCTGCAAGAAAAGGCGCAGGCGGCATTTGAAGAAACATACGGAGACCGCGCGGAGTTTATGCGGATCTTCGGAAGAAACTACATATTCACAGAGGCGGACATCGCCGGATAAGGAGGTAAACATGGGATCACAGTATTATGAAAACGAAGTGGAAATGACGGAGACGGATGTGTTTAGGAGGGAGATTTTTTCTGACTCAGGCGCGGAGATCAGAATCGAGGTAGAGGTAGAAGACATACCGGACGAGCATAAAAAACGACTTGTCGACCAGCTGAACCTCTTCGTGCAGAACGCACACGATCTCCTGGTAGAGATCGGGGGTGATCTACTGTGACGAAAAAACAAAAAATCATGTACCAGCTCAAGCGCGGAATCAAGCAGTACCGCGAAGAACGCGGCAAGGCGGGATCTATGTCACAAGAGTTTGCCACCGTAACCGAACTGGCGGCAGTGATGGGTTACGACTCAATCCCGTATTTTAAGAGACAGTGGACGAACCAGCTCATTATGTTACCGCCAAACATATATAGCGTGGACGACTTCGCGGAAGCCTGGGTGAAGGGCGACATACCGGTAAACAAGAAAAGCAGGGGAAGATTTAAGAAGGAGGGATCACATGAAAATGAGTAACCTTTCATCCGCTCTTTCGCTCGCCTACAAAATGAAAGAGCTGGAAAGCGTCTGCCTGAGAACGGATACACCGGACAAGATACTGGCAGAGCTCGCCTACAGAATCACGAAGCTGAAATGCGAATATGCTTACCAGGCGATAGAAGATGGAAGTATAACGCTAACGAAAGCGTTCGAGGCAGGTGGGATCATGGATATCGGAACACCGTCCGCAGCGACGGGAATGAAAGAGGTGGTCGCATGATAAAAGAGATAAAAGAAGAAATTTTATCAGACTTCGTAGCGTTTATCATCCTATGTGCGATCGTCTTCCTGATAGGAGGATGATATGAAGCGTGAGAATCTCTACCCAGGGACGGACGTCCCGGTGACGGCACCGCTCTTGACGCTCGAGTGTGAGAATGGCCATAGATACTGGCATCTCACACCACAGGAGTATTGCACGAAGTGTGGCGCGAAAGTGATCAAGGGGAATCCACCGAAGGAGAATCTTCCTATATAAAGGGGAAAGGGACTGCGCACACAACGCAGCCCCCGGGGATCACGCTATTATCTTACTACATATTGTAGGAATTGTCAAGGACAAACCGAAAATCTAGGGCGCTTCGAGCGCCTTTGAGACTTGCTAAAGTTAATCATAAAACGACCACGGGAGGGATCATGCCATTTATACAAGCTGAGACTAGAGCGGGTAAAACGATTATCGTGGAGCAATACCAGGCGCCACGCCTAGGAGCGAAGGTAGAAGACAGGATCTCAGGAATGGAAATGACGGAAGCTCACGAGCGGGCGAATGTGCAAAGAGAGTACCGGGAGCTGACGATCAAGCTGAACGCAAACTTCCATCCGGGGGATCATCATTTAGTGTTAGACTATGCCGAGTCAGATAAACCGGAGACGCTGGATGCCGCGAAGGAAGACCGCTCATACTTTATGCGGCGGCTCAGGTACCTTTACAAAAAATGCGGCGTAGTACTGAAATACATCATCGTTACGGAGTGGGGAGAAAAAGGCGGCCTGCATCACCATTTAGTCGTGAACCGCGGTGTCGATTCCGACCTCATACGAAGACTCTGGCCGAAGGGAAGGGTACACTTTAACCTCCTGGATGATACGGGGGAATACTCAAAACTTGCCGAGTACCTTCTGAAGCGGAGAAAATACTGGCGCAGACGAGGCGGCCACGGGAGACAGTGGACAGGATCCAGGAACTTGATACGCCCAAAGACCAAGAAACGGGTTATCAAAATGGATGTTTACTACAACCGGCCGAAGCCTCGCAAGGGATATGTCTTGAAAGAAGACACGGAGAAGAACGGCTTCACGAAAGAGGGCTTTCCTTACCGGTCCTGCGTTTTCGTGAAGGTATCAAGGGGGAGCGATCCATGAACATTTACATCACGACTCAATTCAAGGGCCGTGTCGGGAACGGCAAGGGCCATTATATCATAGCAGGCGACGAGCCGGTACGAGGATTCGAGGGAGACTTTGAAAATGTTTCCTTTCCGCGCTTCAATGCGCTGACTTGTTACACGGCGGCGAAGAATGTCCCGGGCGGAGAATCATTAACGCTGACAGTACAGGACGCTTACGCTGCAGGTATGATCGGTTCCGGTCACTGTGACGGCGCAAACAAGGATGTGTGGGATCTCTTCTTCAAAGAGATCAAGAAGTTTACAACATTTACCGTCATACGTAACAAGGATCATCCGCTTGTCGGCTGGAGACCTACGGCACCTCAATAATTTACATCACAATACACCCGCCGCTCACTCAGGCGCCGGCGCAAGATGCGACCAGGCAGGTCCTTCTTGCCAATTGCGCGAACGGGATTCCGCGCACTGTCTCCTTTCCGGCGTCTGAGTGAGCGGCGGAAAGGAGGGTCATGAAAGAACTGATCCTTTACCCGGGAAAAGAGATCCGGTTCGAACGAGACGGCCGGATCCGTAGAGCAAAGATCGTAAAGATTTATCAAAGTTACGCCCTATGCCAGGTAGGAAAGAAGCGAGACTTTATATTTTTCCGCGAGATCCTGGAAAAGTGAACAAAACGAACACCCTAAACGCACACGCGCCCGCGCGCGCGTAAATGGAAGAAACGGAGGAAAGATGAATGAAATATGTTAGCGCTGTTATCAATATGCCTATTGATAGACTCATGCACCACCCGGACAACCCCAGGAAGGACTTGGGGGATTTATCCGAGCTGCGAAAGTCAATCGAAGAAAATGGCATTATGCAAAATCTTACGGTAGTACCTATCGTGGCAGCGGACGACGAAGACTGGTTAGACACGCTGACTCATACGAAGGATTCAGAGGAACTGGAACAGATCGTAGAGGGATCCCCGGAAGAAAACTTCTATGTGCTGATCGGTAACCGCAGATTCGAGGCAGCTAAGGCAGCGGGGGTAGCAAAAGTCCCGATCCGTATTGTCGCAGGCCTAACGAAAGCCGAACAAATTGGAGTGATGCTGGAAGAAAACATCCAGAGAAACGATTTAACAATACCGGAACAAGCCTACGGCTTTCAAAGACTGATCGATTTAGGAGAGTCCGTGGATACCATCGTAGACAAGTCCGGCTTTTCTCGTGCAACCGTCTACCACAGACTCAATATCGCGAAGCTTGACAAGAAGCTTGTCGAGGATGCGATAGAGGGCCATCAGCTCACAATCAACGATTTTTCGAAACTGGAGAGGATCCAGGATATAAACAAGCGAAACGAAGTCCTCAAACGGTCCGCAGGCAACCTAGCCTATGAAATCGAGCGGGTAATAAAGGAAGAAAACAACGAAAAATGGAAACGGGACACGCTTTCAGCCATGAGAGAATCTTTCGTTGTGAGCGAGTTTCCAAAAGACGCTCGTACCTGGGAGGATGGATGGGTGCATAAATGTACCCTTAAATACGGAGAAGAAGCCGATTTATCGGCATTTGACCAAAGCGACATATTCTACATGGACACCTGGAACGGGATATCATTCTATCAATTCGACGAGGAAGCCAAAAACGCCGCCGAGTTTAGAAAACTCGAAACCGCGCGGGCTGTCGAAGAGTCAAAACAGAATGAAAAAGAGCTAAATGATCTGTGGGATCACTTGAAAGCTCAGATTTTTGATTACTTTAACTATCTGATACGCGAAGAAAACGACGAAATCTCGAAACCGGACGGCGATCTTGGAGAGGTAGAAGAAATGTGGAAATACCTTCTCGACAACGAAGATACCCTAGATTTGGACGACTTATACGACGAGCGGATATTCAAAGACGAACTGGAGGAAGAGGATCCGAGCATCATAAACGAGCTGTCCATGAGACTTCAGATGGGCTTGTTTGTGGTGCAAACTATGACACAATATCAAAGCCCGATAACCTGGGACGGACGCTTCAACGACGAAGCAGCTTACCGGATCGACTGTGGCCTGGAACTCTTGAAACACATTTTCAAGTTTGAACCGGAGAACGAGAAAGAAGTATCGGATCTTCTAAACGGGACACACCCTGCATACAAAGAATAAGACTCAGGAGAAAACTATGAAAGCAGAAAAGAAACTCATTTACCTTCTGATCGGGATCCTGTTCGGGATCCTCGCAGGCGTCGGTCTGATCGGCAGCGGCGCTTTAGCAAAGACGGTCAAAGAACCGCTCGGAAGGTGGTATGTCACCACTTACACCGTAAAAGATAATACGCCGGCAGGATCAAGGGCGACCTCTTCCGGAGCTAGAGCGACAGAAGGCGTGACGGTGGCCGTAGACTACCGTAACCCTCTCGTGCCGATGGGTTCCACGGTACACATCGAGGGCTTCGGCAAAAGACAAGTACAAGATTACGGCGGGTTCGGCCACTACAACGGTGGCCGGCGCGCCTTTGACGTATTCGTGCATCCGGGAGAAGGTGGGCTCTTTCTCCGAAAAGTCTGGCTGATCCGCAAAGAAACAAAGGCAGAAAAAGAAAGGCGCATCGAAAAACAAAGAAAGCGCCTGCAAAAGAAAACATTCACGCTGGTTTACAACAAAGACCTCGCACCGTGGCAAGTCGTGACATACGATGGAGCCATCGGCAGCGGTACGATCCGCTTAGACACAAACGACGATATGAGGTATCAGTGGTTGGACGTAATAAAAACCGTAGAAGGAAAGAGACGAATCATCTACACAGGAGACCTCATGCAGGTGCAGCGCGACCCCGTCGTTTATCTGGCGGAAGTATGTGAGGGGGCGGTAGGATGACAACATGGACAGACATTCCAGGCTACGGCGGGGCCTATCAGGCATCTTTTGACGGAGAGATCAGAAGAATCTACAAAAACGGCAAGACAAGGATCATGTCGCAGTTTGTCAAAAAGACATCCAGGGCGAAGATCATCGTAGTCAAATTATCGGTTGACGGATTCGACGAACACGTCTCCGTCTCAAAACTTGTCGCCCTAACCTTCCTCGGAGAATGCCCGAAGGGGTGTGTGGTACATCACATAAACGGGATCGCATCGGATAACGCTTTAGGGAACATCGAATACATCAACCGGAGGGCGCTAAGCAGAAAGTTTGGAGGTGTCGGGAAAAGACATCCGGTAGCAAAGCTGGACATGAACGGGGAAGAGGTATCGTTCTACTCTTCTGCACGAGAAGCGGCAAGAGAGAATAATCTTTGCGTATCTTCAGTGACAAACAGATGCACGGGAAAGATAAAAAGCATAGCGCCGGATGGCTTTGACTACGCCTGGGACGACGATAAAAGCCTAAAGCGCGCAAGACAAAGGATAGAAAAGTACAGGAGGAAACATGAAGATCACAATTGAATTACCAGACAGCGCATACTACGAGATCATAAATAATACAATGTCACCATCGACGCAAAGCGCTGTGTTTACGAGCGTACAAAACGGAAAGCTGGCAAAAGGGCAAAAGGAAAAATACTACCGGTGCAAAGACGGGAAGCGGGAAAAGCGCGACAAACCTAGATTTCAGTACATCTGCTACGACGAGAACGAGATGGTCGAAGCATCGACAGACACTCTTGACGAAATGGCGTATTATCTCGGCATATCAGAATCAGCCGTACACCACGCCATCACGCAAAAACGTAAGCAAATCGGGAAACCAAGAAGAAGGCGAACGCTCGTGAGGTTGGAGGTTGAAGAATGAAAGGAAACGAAAGAACGATCAGTCTGGACGGCGCCGAGAATAGATTTCTGGCGCTTGTCGATACCGTAGAAACCAAACTGCACGACGCATCAGAAAGAGGCAAAGCCGACCAGGTATTACTCCTAACCGGAAAGATGGAAGGCATACTGGAAACATGGACGCAGATCACAGGAGGGACGAATGGACATCATTGAATCAATTTGTATGTACATAAGCCTGTCAGTCGTTGTGACAGTGATCATAGCATCCATTCTCGCAAAGATAAAGGAGGACGACGATGATTGATGGAACGCGCCTTACGAAGCAGAAAGTGAGGATAAGGAATGCAAATAATTGTTGTTGAATATGGCGGTATAGAGCATCATATAAACTGTAAATCTTTTGAGTTTCGTACCAACCAAGTTGAGAATTGGATAAGGATAAAGTATAAAGACGGTAGCAAAGAGATAATACGTAGAATTGCAACTATAAAGGCAGAAAGCGAGGATAATAAAGAATGATAGGTATGCACGTCACGGACAAAGAATTGCAAAAACACATCGAGATCATCGGCTATAAAGGTTGTAAAAACTGCAAACATCAGATATCGCCATTAAGAATGTGTGAATGGGCTGAACAAGGTGGCGACGGAACTGTTCATCTGGTTTGCCCCAAGTGGGATAAAGCAGAAAGTGAGGATAAGGAATGAAAGCAGTGATTGATATCGACAAATTATGCGGATGCAAGAAAAAGACACCGGACGAAAGAGATTATCTTTTCGAATCGCTTCCGGCAAGACCGGAAGCGGTGCCAATGAGGGCGAGCATCAAAAAAGGCTTCCATGCCGTATACTGCCAAAGATACGGCGACTGCGCGGCGAATGCTGCCCTTGCCTGTGATGATTATTACTTCCACGAAGGGAAGCCATGGATCCCGTCGACCGTCTTTACATACTACAACGCAAAGGCCGACGATCAAGACCTGGCAGCGGATGACGGCTCCAGCGTAGAAAGCGCACTAAAAGCCGTGAGAAAATACGGCGCATGCTCCGCGAAAGTATGGAAAAACGACATGCCCTGGAACAAAAAGCCATCGAAGAAAGCCTACGAAAACGGGAAAAAGGGAAAAGAGATCACGTCGTTTTACCGGATCAAAAACTTCGCCCAGATAAAAGAAGCACTAACAAGGGGCTATCCGGTCGCAGCGTGTATCGAGTGGGCGTTTGACTACTACGACGACAATTTCGTCCTTAACAACCCGACCAAGCAGGCGATGAAAAAGTATGAGCTCAGATGCCACGCCATCGTGATCGTAGGATATGACGACGAAAAGAAACTCATCGAGATCAGAAACAGCTGGGGCGAAGGATGGGCGAACAAAGGTTACGGTTTTATCACATACGACACGATGAAGAAGGTGATCCAGTACGACGACACCTATGCGATCGTGAAATGAAAGGAGAATCATGAGAGTCATCAAACCGGAATCACTGTACAAACTTATGGACGACATCGAAAAAGACATGCCGGACGTTCCGTGGAGGACACAGTTCAACAATTATCTAAGGGCGCTCCGGAAAATGATCAAGAATCTGGTAATCGAGGTGGAGGACGATGATAGAAAATGAAATCTACATCCCAGTCAACTTCTCCTTGCCAAAAGAAGACGGGATCTATGCGGTAAAGCGAATAATCCACGGCATGCTACTAAAGGACATCGTCTGGAGAAAAGGAAACGCATGGATCTCGATGGACGGAAAGCCCCTCGTAAGCGGGAACGTAAAAGCATGGGAGTACAAGGACTAATATGGGATATTACAAGCCATCCATGGCGCTGATCGACTGCAAATACTACATCAGGGAGTCGGAAAAAGAAATGACATGTCAGGATGTAGAAGAAGGGGTACTTTCCGCAAAACGCTTTGACAACGAAGAGCGGAAAGTACTCTACCAAAAGTCGCACTGCCGGAACGGATGCGAAAGATGCCACATAGCGATAGAGATTGAAAAACTTATCGGAAATTAGGGGAGATTTTTATTTTTTAATCGTGTAAGATAGACTAAAACCGAAAGGAGGTACCAATGAGAACGCTATCTTTCACTATAACCGGCCAGCACATTGAGGGCTCACCCATCACCGATCTGGTCGGGAACACAAAAAAATATGTCGAAGCTTCTTTCTCGTTTGACTCTGCGTGGAACGGGATGTCATTAAAAGTGGCGATTTTTACCGCCAATTCAAGGCAGTACGCCGTCATTCTCGATGCCAATAACAAAGCCGAGGTTCCCGAAATCTGCATGTCCGGGGACTCTTTTTCTGTCGGGATCATCGGGGCAGCGGATGAACAAAGACTCACGACCGATACGGCCGTGATAAGAGTCGAAGAGTCCGTGAGGACAAAGCCACCATACGACATGATCTCGATGTATGACGGGATCCTTGAAAAAATCGAAGACCTGGAAGAAGCTGACGAAGAGATAAACGAAAAGGTCGACCTCAAGCAGCCGATCCTTTTGATAACTCCGCTCACTATAGAGGGCGTCGAATACACAACGGTGGAAGGAGCGCTGGGAGCGCTAAACGATCGAACCATGGTATTTGACGGCACGCTCAGTGATTCTTCAGAAAACGCCGTCCAGAACAAAGTCGTCAAGGCTGCCATGGACGAAAAACAACCAAAAACGCTCGTAACACCGATCACGATCGGACAGACACAGTACACAACCGTAGAGACGGCGCTGGCGGGACTACTCGGTAACGATGTAACAGTAGACGACGAGCTTGACGACACATCGGACAATCCAATTGCGAATAAACCGGTAACGGAAGCCCTGGCAGACAAGCAGCCGAAAGACCTTTCGCAGCCGATATCCGTAGGGGGCGTGACAAAAACCACCGTCGAATCAGCGCTCTCGGCAGTAAACGACAGAACGAAAGACGTCGACTCCTATCTCAGTCCGTCTTCGACAAACCCGATCCAGAATAAAGTCGTTGACGCGGCGCTTGGGGCAAAACAGCCAAAGACCTTAGATACCGCTATCACGGTAAATGGCACACAATATACGACGGTCGAGGCGGCCATTGCTGCCATAAATACTCTCCTGGCAAACCATATCGCCGCACAGGTAGCAACCGAAACCGGCGTACACAACTTCAGAAAGGATCCGAATTCATCCGACCTTCAGTATTACGACGAGGTATCGGAAGCCTGGATCACAATATCCGGAGGCGGCGGAGGCGGCGGAACGATCACGGTAGACGCGGCGCTTTCTCTTTCGTCAACGAACCCGGCGCAAAACAAAGTCATTACGGCAGCCATTTATGAAAGACTGACAGCGACCGGAACCATACCGACAGCATCCAGCGCGCACAAAGGGAACTTCCTGCTATATACCGGGCAGACCGGCAGCGGTTATAACCACGGATACTTGTACGAGTGTCTGGCACAAGGAACCTCTCCGGAGACTTACGCCTGGGAACCGGTCAATCAGATTACAGTCGATTCGGCCCTTGACTCGACTTCGGAAAACCCGGTCCAGAATAAAGTGATCAAGAACGCTTTCGACACACACAACGGAAAAAGCGTACTATCGGCAGCGGGCGCCCACGATCTGAGATTTTATAATAGCAAGCTGCAGGGTTACAACACTTCAACTTCAGCCTGGGATGATATCGAGACCGGATCTGATATCGGACTTTCAATCGTAAACGGAAAAATATGTCAAACCTATACAACCACATAAAGGAGGATCAAAATGGCAACAGTAACAAAACCTTTAGCACTTGACGAAACACTGGCGAGAATCGCCCAGGTAATGGAAGACGAAGCAGGCGGCACGACGCACGCTGCAGCTAAAATCGCTTCACAGGCAGGCGTACACGGACTCAGATACTATTCGGACAAGCTGGAGTATTACGACGAGACAGAAGAAGACTGGATAGAGATCGAGACCGGGGGCGGCAGCGGAAACGGGAAATGTATTCCATCCGTCAGTTCTGTCACAATCACCGATGCAGAATATACAAAAACCTTTACCCTGGATGCCTACGGGACGGTCCTGGTATTGGTATCGGACGAGAATGTATGTACGGCTTCTCTCTCGAATGGGACAGTAACCGTAACCGGAGGAACCGTGGCAGGCTCCGCGACGATCACGCTTTTCTCGACCGGAGACACGACACACGGAACGGCGGTGGCCTTTGTCACAGTAACATCAACCGCAACCGGTATCTATGGCGTTGAGTGGGACGGAACGAGCACGCAGGCCTGGAGTCGTACCGGGGCAGCGGCTAACTTCACGGATCCGGTACCGGCCGTAAACAATGGCGACGGATCCTCTCCGTTCGACACGGTAGCGCCGTGGTCAGGTATCGTAAAAGAAACACGAAACGGAAATGCTATGGTTAAGATTCCGAAGTTTTACTATAAGTGGACGCAGAGCGGATCCAGCCTGAAGCTAGAGATCTCAGCGGTAGCAAAGACCGGCTTCAATGTTTCCCCGGCACACGCAAACCGCGGCGACGGTGTAGGCGACAGAGACTATGTCTATGTAGGCCGTTACCACTGTGGCGCGTCAGATTACAAGTCAAAGACCGGAGTAGCACCGGAGACAAACCACACAAGATCAGAGTTTAGAACATCCATACACAATCTCGGAACAAACATCTATCAGGCAGATATCGCTATGAGGATCACTATATGGATGCTTTACCTGGTAGAATATGCAAATTGGGATTCACAGCAGACCATCGGCTTCGGATGCGCGCCGGATGGATCGACTTCGGCCGTCCGTACGATGGGCTATACCGACAATATGGTATATCACACCGGCACAACCGCGGTAAATAAAACCACCTACGGTGGCACTCAGTACAGATACATCGAGGGACTATGGGATAACTGTCGCGATTGGGTAGACGGGATCTACTTCGACACGGAGAAAATCTATGTGATCACAAACCCGGCGAATTTCTCCGATTCAACCGGAGGAACCTATGTAGGAGACCGCGCGACAGATTCTTCAGGATTTATCAAGTCTATGAAGGTATCAGAAGTAAGCGGCTTCGAGTGGTTCCTTTATCCGGATTCACATACCGGCGCGACGGAGGATACCTATGTGGGCGACTACTGCAGCTACGACGCTTCGGGTGTCGTCCTATGCGCGGGTGGCAACTACAACCAGGACCGCAACGGCGGGCTTTTCTTCTTGAGCGGCAGCAACGCGGCTTCGTACAAGGGCGCCGGCATCGGCTCGCGTCTCATGGAATTACCTGCGGCGTAAGCCGCGGGGGTGAAGCGCGGTAGCGCGAGGGGGAAATCTCATTTCCCCCTTTACCTATAAACGGGGTACATTTACCATGTCGGTGGGGCGTCAGGCTCCGCGTGTGGGCGACAACTGCAACTACGACGCTTCGGGTGTCGTCCTATACGCGGGTGGCAACTACAACCAGAACCGCAACAACGGGCTTTTCTACTTGAACGGCAACAACGCGGCTTCGAACAAGAACGCCAACATCGGCTCGCGTATCCTTGCAAAATTGATCGAAGGTAAAAGCAAAAGCTTTTATCATAGATGGGTAGATGTATCGCACAGCATACGCTGAAAATAAGATCGTGAAGGCAGGGGTTAGTACACCTTCGGGCGCTGGAAAGCTTCTGAGATCGCAAGGAGAAACCTTCACAAAAGGACAAACGATGAAACGAGTAGGACACTTATGGAATGAAATCATATCGAACGGTAACCTTTTCAAGGCGATTGAGGAAGTAAACAAGTCGCATAGATGGAGGGCGCCGGGAAAGCCAAACAAATTGGTTATGGAGATAGAGCTTCATAAACCGGAGTATGTGGTAAGGCTGCGGAAGATCCTGGAGGACTTTTATCAAAGTACACCGATACCGAAAAGACGGTACGACAGAAACGCGAAGAAGTGGCGAGATATCAAGGAACCGAAACTCTGGCCGGATCAATATGTTCACCATGCCTTGATACAAGTCGTTATGCCGGTAATGATGCGGGGGATGGATCGGAGAATATGCGGATCGATTCCAGGACGCGGCGCGATTGATGGCGTGAAGATAATCAAGAAATGGATGAAGGTACCAAAGGAAACGAGATACTGTTTAGAATGTGACATTCATCATTTTTATGATTCCCTGGATCCGAGAGTAGTAATGGACCGGATGCGACGCCTCATAAAGGATCCGAAGGTCCTGGATCTGATATGGCGTATCGTAAAAGACGGTATCAAAATCGGATTCTATACCTCACAATGGTTCGGTAACACCGTCCTTCAACCACTTGATCAAGCCTTACGGGATGCCGGAGTGAAATGTTATGTACGCTATATGGATAATTTCACACTCTTTGCCGGAAGGAAGCGGACGCTAACAAACGCACTGAAGATTATTGAGTCCTGGTTAAACGCTCACGGCATGAGATTAAAGGACAACCACCAAATATTCAAGATCAAGTCGAAAATGAAGAAGGTGTACGGGAAAGAGGGCTTAACGCGGATCAGGGAAAGACTACCAAACGCGATGGGGTACCGGTTTGGAAGAGGATTTACGATAATCAGGAAACACGGCCTATTCACGATAAAAAGAAATGTCGCGTCATTCTGGAAGAAGGTAAAGGCCGGGAAATACATATCAAGTAAATACTGTCTGGGGCTTCTATCGAGGCTCGGCAGATTGAGACACTGTAACAATATTCACATTTACGAACGCTTCGTACCAAACGGGACGCAGCGCAAAGCAAAGCAAATTATTAAAGCAAACCGAAAGGAGTCTTTAACATGGAACTCAGCTTTAGAACAATTCAAAAGGGAGACGATCTCGAAACCGTCCTTCGTGTAAAGTCGGAGACCGGAACAGACTTTACCGGCCATACCACCGTCGAGACAATTTCATCCATTATCGTAACGACGGATACCTTCAATGTCGTAAAGAAGACGGATAGTAAGGTAGACTCAGCCGGGATCTTCTACGATTGGTATATCGTAAAGGACCACTACCGGTCAGAAAGCCGCTTCACGCTGGACCGCGAAGAGGAACTGAAGCAGCAGCGAAGCGATATCGACTATGTAGCACTGATGGCAGATATTGACCTGGAGGAGGCGTAAAATGGAACACTCGAAAAACTTTGAGAAGATTAAAAACTACTACGACGAGGGGCTGTGGAATAAGCACCGCGTATTTATGATGGTGGGAAAACCCCTGGGGATCACGGCCGCGGAGTATGAAGAGATTACGGGAGAACCCTACGAGGGATAAGATATGGCGAGAAAGTCAAAGTACGACACCCTGATAAAACCGAAGCTTGATATTATTGAGGGCTGGGCCAGGAACGGTCTAACCCTTGATGATATCGCGCACAATTTAGGGGTAGGAAAGACGACTTTTTTCAAGTATATCAAGACAAAACAAGAACTAAAGATAGCCCTGGATAACGGAAAAGAGGTAGCGGATATCCGCGTTGAGAACGCTCTATACAGAAAAGCCGTTGGGTACTTCTCCAAAGAACAAAAGGTAGTCACACTACGACAACCAGACGGATCGCAAGAGACAGAAGTCGTGGAGTACGACAAGTGGAACGAACCGGACACGACAGCCATGATCTTCTGGCTGAAAAACCGAAAGCCTGGCGCATGGCGCGACAAGGTCGAGATACAAGAGGTTTCAGAGGATATCCCGACCTTGTTAATCGAGGAGGTAAACGATGATAGCCTGGAAGCCGCAACCGAGGCAGTCAGCATTTCAGAAACGGACTGAGTACGAAGCGCTATATGGCGGAGCTGCCGGAGGCGGGAAAACCGACGCTCTCTTGACAGAGGCTCTTCGTCAGATCCACATACCGAACTACAAAGCGATCATCTTCAGGAAAACCTTTCCGCAAGCGAGAGAGCTGATATCAAGGTCGAACATTTTATACAAGATTGCATCACCAAACGCAAGGTACAACGGTTCAGAGCATTGTTGGACATTTCCATCCGGCGCGAGAATATACTTCGGGTCCATGCAGCACGACAAGGACAAGCACAATTATCAGGGACAAGCCTACGACTTCATAGGATTCGACGAGCTGGAACACTTCACATGGGAAGAATACTCCTACATGATGTCAAGAAACCGACCATCGGGCCCGGGGACAAGAATCTACATGAGAGCCACGGCAAACCCAGGGGGAGTCGGGCACGCATGGATCAAAGACAGATTCATCACCGCAGCGCCGCCAGGGACAACGATCAATCAGGAGACAGAGATCGAAACGCCAAACGGTGAAAAGATAAAAATACAAAAATCAAGAGTATTCATACCGGCGACGATCTTCGACAACAAGGCCTTGATGGACAACGACCCGAACTATATCGCATCACTCGCGATGCTCCCGGAACAAGACAGGGCCGCTCTGCTATATGGAAATTGGGATTCATTCTCAGGACAGGTATTCACGGAGTGGAGAAACATACCGGATCACTACGACGACCACAGGTGGACGCACGTCATCAACCCATTTCCAATACCAAAGCACTGGAAGATCTGGAGGGGCTACGACTTCGGTTATGCGAAGCCTTTTTCGGTGGGGTGGTATGCTGCAGATACCAACGGCAAAATCTACCGAATCCGAGAATATTACGGATGCACCGGGGAACCGAACGTCGGTTTGAAAATGAATCCGGTCGAACAGGCGAGAAACATAAAAGAGATCGAAGAAAGCGATCCGAACCTGCGAGGGCGAACGATCATAGGCATAGCGGATCCGGCAATATGGAACGCATCCACCGGCGAATCCATCGCAGAAATGATGGAAAAATCACCAAACTTCATTTCGTTCTCGCCGGGAGACCACGCAAGAATCGACGGGAAGATGCAATTTCACTATAGATTAGCCTTTGACGAGGAAGGGGATCCTATGCTGCAGGTATTCAACACTTGCAAACATTTTATCCGGACTATCCCGTCCTTGGTATATGACGAAGCAAATGTCGAGGATATCGACACGGACACAGAAGATCACATATACGACGAATGCAGATACGTCCTCATGGACTCACCGATATCGCCAAGGCAAAACATAGCCAAGAGAATCAGCGGAGACGATCCGCTTGATCTACATAAACGAGAAAGAGACAACGCCGTATTCTACAGAATCTAGGAGGAAACCATGGCAAAGAGAAAAGCAAAGCCAAAAGAGATGGAAGAAGTCGTCGAGGCAGCGGCACAATTCGCGCCAAGGCTGACGAAAGAAGATCTCTTCAAGGCAAAGGAACGCCTGAGAAAATACAAAGACTACAAAAAGCCGATAGAAGAACGGATTCGAGCCAATGAGGAATGGTGGCGCCTCCGTCATTGGGCGATAACGCGCTCGGACAAAGAGCGGGAGGAAGCCGGGATGGCAGAACCGGTATCCGCGTGGCTTCACAATTCAATCAACAACAAGCACGCAGATATTATGGATAACTACCCGGAACCTATGGTATTACCGAGAGAAGAATCAGACGATCCCGCAGCAAAGACGCTGACTTCCATCTTACCGGTGGTATTGGAATACAACAAGTACGAGCAGGTATATTCTGACGCCGGATGGTACAAATTAAAGCAGGGATGCGCAGCGAAGATTATCGCATGGAACCCGAAGAAAAACAACGGCGTGGGCGATATCGACATCCGAAGAGTCGACCTTTTGAATCTCTTTTGGGAACCCGGTATATCTGACATCCAGGAATCTAGAGACATTTTCCACGTCCAGCTCGTAAACAATGACATTCTGAAAGAATCATACCCGGATGCGATGAAAGAAGAAACGAGCGACCTGGGAAACAAAGAGATCGACCTGACAAAATACGTGGCGCTTGACAGTATGGACACAACAGAAAAGACGGCTGTGATCGACTGGTACTACAAGAAGTTCAACGGAACGAGGGAAGTGCTCCACTACTGCAAGTTTGTCGGAAGCACAATCCTCTACGCATCTGAAAACGACAAAAACTACACCGAAAGAGGATTCTACGATCACGGAAAGTACCCGTTCGTCTTTGACAGACTCTTCGTCGAGGAAGGATCCCCGGCTGGATTCGGCTACATCGACATCATGAAAGACCCTCAGATGTACATTGACAAGATGCAGCAGACGATCCTGGAGACTTCCATAAAAGCAGGAAAGCAGCGGTATTTCGTAAAAGACGGTATCGGCATGAATGAAGAAGAGTTCAATGATTGGTCGAAAGAAATCATTCATGTTTCCGGAAACCTTGACAACGGCGTGAAGGAATTCGGACAAGTCCAGGTATCCGGCGCCGTACAGAATATTCTTTCCTTCAAAATCGACGAGCTGAAGGAAACTTCCGGTAACCGTGACTTCTCGCAGGGATCCACCTCCTCCGGTGTAACCGCGGCCACAGCTATAGCAGCCCTCCAGGAAGCAGGATCCAAGTTATCAAGGGATATGATCCGGGGGACTTATAGAGCTTTCCAGGAAGAGTGCGAGTTTGTTATCGAGCTGATCCGTCAGTTCTACGACGAGCCGCGCAAGTTTAGAATCTTAGGAAGACGCGGCGAACAGGAGTTTACCGAGTTTTCAAACCGCGATATCAAGCCTCAGGAACAAGGTGTAGAGTTTGGTATTAACTTAGGCGAACGGATACCGGTATTCGATGTGACAGTATCGGCAGCGAAGAAATCCACATATTCTCGTATGTCACAAAACGAGCTAGCGCTTCAGTTTTACGACAAAGGCTTCTTCGCACCAGGTAACGCTGACGCTTCTATCGCATGCCTTGACATGATGGAGTTTGAGGGCAAGGAAAAGATTATCCAGAAAATCGAAAACAACGGGACCATGATGCAACAGATCCAGATGTTACAGATGCAGTTGGCACAGCTCCAGGCAGCGGTCGGCATCCAACCGCAGATTCAAGGAGTGAATTCTGGCGACATGAGAAACCGACGCGGATCCGTAAACATGACACAAGACAACCTCGGAGGAGCGAGAGCTAGATCCGAGCGCTTGGAAGGAGCGAAGTCGCAGGCGAAAGGGATGGCAGAAGTATGATTGAGATCAAGATACAGAAAAAACAGGGTGCTTACGACATCCGCATAAAAGGCCACGCAGGGTATGAAGAAAAGGGAAAAGACATCATGTGCGCATCCGCTTCTACTCTTCTATACACCCTGTCGGAGAACATAAAAGGAAACCCATGCGTCATTGATTATGCCGAGGAGTTCAAAAGTGGCAATTCAAGGATTTTCTTCACCTTCTCCGGGACGAGGGAGATACCGTCCATCACAACAACCATCGAGCGTGGATTTGTCATGCTCGCAAGAGAATATCCTGAGTATTTTTCAGTCGACTTCGAAAGATAAAAAGTTATCGGAAATTAGGGGAGACTTTTCAAAAATACTCTGATATTGTATATACAGACGCGCGGGAGAGACCGCAGAAGACAACCTGAAAGAGGGCGACGCCGGGGAGAGACCTGAGACTAGACGCGCGGGAGAGACCGCAGGAGGTATCTATGACAGATACAAAACTTAACCTCCAGCTTTTCGCAGAGGGCGGAGACGCAGGAGACGCCGCAGAAGCGGCACCGGAGACAGCAGAGGCAGAAGCAGAGCAGAGCATCGACCGGGCGACAAAATGGAAAGAAATGATCAACGGCGAGTACCGGGACGAGTACAAAAAAAGTATCGAGTCACAACTTGACAGACGCTTCAAAGAGCAGGAGTCCATGAGGGCGAAGCTTGAATCGCAGGGAAAACTTTCTTCTTTCCTGGCACAGCGCTACGGAGTCGACGAAAACGACACGGATGGTCTATTGAGCGCCTTACAAAACGACGACGCGCTTTTCGAGAGTGCGGCAGCGGAACGAGGACTCACGACGGACCAGTACAAAGAGGTACGCCGACTGGAGTTTGAAAATGCCCAGCTTCAAAAAGAGCGCGAACGCGCAGAAGCCGATGCAGCAGCTCAGGAGATTTACGCTGATTGGGTGCGTCAGTCAGACAACCTGAAAGCACAATTTCCTAACTTCGAGCTGAGAGAAGAGCTTGAAAACCCGGACTTCCTTTCGATGCTTCAAAACGGAGTCAGCGTAGAACACGCTTTCAAAGTCCTTCACATGGATGAATTGATGGGCGGACTCGCACAGTACACCGCGCAGAATGTAGCTTCGAAGGTTACGGAAGGAATCATGGCGAAGGGCATGCGGCCGACCGAAAACGGGATAGGGCGATCCTCACAGCCGGTAAAAGAGCAGATCGATGTCTCCAATCTTACACTTGACGACATTAACAAGTTAGCAGATCGGGCAAGACACGGAGAAAGGATCGTGTTATAGCCCGGAAGGGAGACTATAATGCACAAAATCAATCTTCAGCTGTTCGCAAACGCGAACACCAATGTAACCACCGCTACCGGCATGAGTCCGGAGATGCGGACTTTCTACGAGAAGCAGCTGATCAAGACGGCCGAGCCGGATCTGATCTTCGACCAGTTCGGTCAGAAGGCACCGATCCCGAAGAATGGCGGTAAAACGATTCAGTTCCGCAAGTACTCACAGCTTGCAAAACAGCTGACACCGCTTACCGAGGGCGTAACCCCGGACGGTCAGACCATGACCGTATCCCAGATTACGGCTACTATCGCTCAGTACGGCGGATATGTAACGCTTTCCGACGTTCTGGAGCTGACCGCGATCGACAACAACATCGTGCAGGCAACCAACATCATGGCATCCCAGGCAGGACGCACGCTTGACACCATCACCCGTGACGTCGTATGTGGCGGTACCAATGTATTTTACGCTCCGAAGATCGTAGCAGGCGCAAAGACTGCAGTCACCACCCGTGGCGGCATGGATGCCACCTCCGCCCTGGATGTCGATTCGATCATGAGAGCCGTCGCTTTCTTGAAAGCGCAGAACGCGAAAAAGATCGGAGATTCCTACATCGGAATCGTTCACCCCTACGCAGCATACGACCTGAAAAAGGATCCGGAGTTCGTAGAGTGGAACAAGTACACCACACCGGAGAAGATGTGGAACGGAGAGATCGGAAAGATCGGAGACGTTCGTTTCGTAGAAAACTCCGAGGCAAAGATCTTCAATGACGGAACCGCAACCACACCGACCTGCCCGTCCTACGTTGACGGTGCGACGACGAAGTATATGTCGGTATTCATGACCATGATCCTTGGTGCAGACGCATACGGCGTGACCGAGGTAGAGGGTGGCGGACTCCAGCATATCGTGAAGCCTTTGGGTGCCGGCGAGGATCCGCTGAACCAGCGCTCAACCGTAGGCTGGAAAGCATTGAAGGTTGCAGAGCGTCTGATCGAGCCGTACATGGTACGTATCGAGTCCACCGGCGCGTATGCAAAGACCGCAACAGCAAACTGATCTACTAAACTCAACGCCTGCGGCGCTTCGGCGTCGTGGGCGTATTCCAAAAGGAGGACAACATGGCAGGAAAGGCAGAGCCGAAAGCTCCTGAAACAGGAGCAAACATGGTAAAAGTAAGACTCTTCAAGGACAACGACAAGTACAAAGACGACGTTTTTGTCGCTGTGAATGGTGAGTCGTATCTGATCCGCAGAGGAGAGGAAGTCGAAGTACCGGACTACATCGCCGAAGTGCTGGATCACTCAGCAAAGGCAGACGCAGAAACGGCAGAAAGAATCGCAAGAGTCCAGAACGGATGATAATAGCGGCGGGGCAACCCGCCGCCACATTGGGAGAAACCTATGACGATAGAAAAAGCTATTGACGTCGCGGACAACCTGCGGCCGAACACTTTTACATATATCCAAAAAGTAGAGTGGTTGTCAAAACTCGACAACCAAATCTATGAAGAAATCTTCCTCATGGCGAGAAAAAACTGGACGCATGAGATCATCAAGGAAGAAATCGACGGGGAAGTCATCGAAAAAGAGAATCCTTCCCGGCTTGTTCCTGTTTTTGAATTTGAAGGCTACGACGAGCAGACGCCGGAAGGGACAGAGCTTCTGGCAGACACACTCTACGATAATCTATATATTGACTACCTAATCGCGAAGTACAGCTACTACAGTCGGGAAATGGAGTCATACAACGTGGCGACGACGGTATTCAACGCTCAATATCAGCAATATGCAAATTGGTACAGACAGAAATACGAACCGGTAAAAAGGAGGGTACAGAGGATATGATGCTCCCACTGATCGACGCTTCGGGAGGATCAAGAGATTTTATTGATTCATTCGGAGGATATCACCATACGGACAGATGCAGGGAAAATGAAAGTTTCGACGAGAAAAACATTTCGTCGGATGTATTTCCCAACCTCTCCCCCAGGGAGCCGCGCGTTGTTTTCAAAACCGTAACGAATTGCAAAGGGCTTCACGTCAACGACGGGTTAGTCGAGATTAAAAAAGACACCCAGGGAGACGGGACTGCCCTTTTTTACGAGGGAACAAAAATCCGATCACTGACAGGAAACGCAAAACGTCAGATGTGCTCCATGGGCGCCTACGTCATTATATGGCCGGACAAGATACGGTTTAACACAAAGACGGGAGAAGCTGAAGACCTCACATCGACATGGACATCCTCGGGAAATGTTTCGTTTCAGATGTGCAAAATCGACGGTTCGACCATCTCTCCCACCGTATCATCCACAGCTCCATCAAACCCGTCACCGGGTCAGTATTGGATTGACACATCCACAACACCGAACGCGCTCAAAACATGGTCGCAGTCCCAGGGACAATGGTTGCCGGTAGCAACATCATACACAA